AAGGCGAGAGAAGGAGATGTTGATTCTCCAATGACACCAGAAAATTTAGAATTATTTAACAATACCATGAAAAAAATTCTTAAGAGGGTTGAAAAAACAAAACTTAAGGATGGTCTTTCTCAAAACGCAGAAGCGTATAAAAAACTTACAACTTCTTTAGTGAAGGTTCGTAAAGAGAAAGAAACTGATGAAGAAGGAAAAAAGAAAACTGTTGCATTTTACGAGGACGAAAGAAAACCTGATGAAATGATTATTAATCTTCTTGAGAATTTTTTGTTAGAAGATTTATTTAACCTTAAAAAAATGGACAGGCTTACAGGAGTCAGTTCAATGACCTTTCAAGAAGAAAGTAATGTTCCCGAATTTGATTACTCAGAAATGATTGACGATAAACTAAATGAAGACGATTATTATGATAATTTAGAGTTTTCTTTTAGACTTGAAGAATACGATAGAACAAAAAAAGAGAAAGAAGAAGCCATTTACTTGACTTCAAGAAGATATAAAATACAACCCGACGAGCAATTTAAATTAAATAATGTATTAACTGAAAAAGAAATTAAACAAGCAAAAGAAAACCACATTTTAGAAGCAACTAAAATAAGTCCTAAATTTATGTCTAAGTCTGATAAGACTGTATTGCCTGCTATTAAACACAAATTCCCAATTAAAATTCCAAAAGATATTTTAAGTGAATTAGATTCAGATTTGGGAAAAACAATTAGATACCGAGTTGTTGATATTAAAAGAGACAAAAATGGTAAGGCTTTGAAAGTAATTGCGAATGCTGGTGAAAGTAGAGAAATGGAATCACCACAGGCACTCAAGATTATTTCGCCCCTTATTGGAAATGATGACAGAGAGCCTTTTTTTAAGGATGCAGGAGTATATGAATACGATGGAAAACTAATTCAGTTTATTACTGATATATCATACCTAACAGATAAAGATAAAGACGCATCTCCTAAAACCTTCATTTTAGATGATGATAAGAATTTTACAAATGATTTAGCAGAGCGATTTGTTAAAAAGGTAAGAGAGATTGAAAATAAACTTGTTCATAGGTATCAAAAAGACCCACTCAAAGTTTATACATTTACTGCAACGGGAGTTATTAAAAATTCATATGGACCAACATCAAAACTTTCAGAGCAAATGGATAGAAAAGGATTCAAAAAGGTAGTGGAAGTGACCAAACTTAATAAAAAAGGAAAATATATTACTACTGATTTATCAGTTGGACAAATGCAAGAAATTGAAAAAGAAGCATTTATGCATCTAAAAACAAAAAATAAAATTTCTATTGAGAAATATCAGTCTCTTTCAGAAGATGAAAAAACTAATTATGTTCCGACCTTTACTGTTTGGGAAGGAAAAGAATTAATTAAACCTAAAAATAAATTAGTTTCAACTGGTAAATATAGATTTAAAGACGCACCTGAAGATGCAACTCATTATTTAACAGAAAAGAAACCAATTTGGGACTTAAAACAAGAATATATTACATACCAAACAAAATCAGACCCAAGTAAATTCATTAGAGAAGGCGACCCAGTAGGTAGATTTATTGAAATCAAAGGTAGCCCAGTTCAATATGTTAGCATAAAAACAGGTAAAATAATCTCTTCCGAAGAATATTCTAAATTACCTAAAGCACAAAAAGACAGACATTTTAGAAGACCGTTGGGGCGTTATCCTTTAAGAATAACTGACCTCAAAGAAGTAGAAGAATTTCAAATATTACCTAGAAAAGCATACAATAAAAGAACAATATATGTTCCTAATGGTGAATATTTAACAGAAGAAAATCAAGAATTTGATGAAAAAAATAAAAAGAAAAATCCGGTTGTTATTGATGAAAAACAATATAAAAAGTTTGAAACATCTAAAAGAACTTTATTTGTTCCTATTAATGAATCTATTGCTATGACAGAAGAGGAAAAAGAATCATATACTAAGAACCTTAGAGAAAAAATTCAAGCAAAAGACGAACCCATAGATGTTAAAAATTATGGTAAATTGTCTGCAAGTAGAAGAGGAGTTACTGCGACTAAAGACCTTGTTAGCATTACAACAGATGAAATTGAAGAAAGTTTAGAAAATGCTAATATTTATATTACAGTAACTATGCAAGAAAGAGGTAGATTTAGAATTGTTCCAATTAGAAGAAATACAAATCAAGAAGCCGAGGAAATGCTAGATACATACAAAGACAGGCTTAGTATTCTAAGAAGAGAAGTAGGTGCTTAAGATGGGAACAACAATCTCACCAAGCGATTTTACTGAAATTAATCCAGACTATACGCAAGGTAGAGGTTTTTATACAAATGCTAATGAAGTAGCAGACCTTCTTCAAATACCAGACTTTTCAGCAACAACCTATCCAACAACTGCACAGGTTGGTGCAATCATCAAAAGAACAGAAGGTATTGTTGATGATAAAGTAAAGCGTTCATTTAGACCTATCATTACAAAAGATGAATACCATAACTTTGAATTTACGAGAGGGCCAAATGCTCAATACTACGGTGGCTATGTTGGATTTATTCAACTTAAACAAATGAAAGTCCGTAAAATTATTTCACTACAACTTTGGCAGGGAAGTCAATATGAAGAGATTGCTTCAGCCCAAGCCAAGATTAGACTACTTGACAACTTTAGAGACTTACATTCTATTATTTTACAACTACCCGATAGTGGAGTAAGTTTTGAAATGGTGGCTGAAAACACTTTGACTGATTTAGCCAATGATGAATTTTGTAATACATTCGGAGCAAAGACGACTGTTGCAGAAATTATCTCTTTAGTGAATGAATCCTTTCCAAGTGCTTCTCAATTTACAGGCGCAACTGCTCCAAAAAGCCTCACTTCTAATAATCTTTCCATTTCTGACTTTTTCTATGCCGCCAAGAACAAGGAAAACGGCAAGGAGATTTTCATTTCATCCCTCTTGATGGGGGATGATGGGTCGGATTGCACCATCAAGGCGACCATAAAACAGTCATGCACGACGACAAACACTTCAAAGACCCTTACTGTTGCTGATTCGTCTAAATTAGCCGTAGGTATGATTGTATCGGGAACAGGCATTACTGGAACGGTTGCGATTGAATCAATCACTAATTCAACAACTGTCGTTTTAGATACTGCGGCAACTGCTTCGGGAACAAATGTTCTTACATTTACAACGGAAGATTTGATTCCTTCTGTTTGTGATTTGACAGTATTTACTGATAAGGAAGATTTGAAAAGACTTGGTTCTTATTGGACAATTGGTGAAGAAGGGCGTATTTTCTTTTTGAGAGATTACCCATATCATACAAACAATTCAGTTATCGTTTCATATATTGCTGGTGATAATAGAGTTCCATCTGCTATTCACGAAGCCACAACAAAACTTGTTGCAGCAGAAATTATCCGAATGGATGACCAAAGTGTTTTAATTGCTGAAACGGGTGCTAATATCGGGGCTAAAGAAAAATATGATATTCTTAAAAAGGAAGCGATGGATATTTTGAAAGGCAAAGGCGACCTTGTGTATTTCTTGGATTGATTATTATGTGGAAAGAAATTATTAAAAAAGAAGATATATGTGTTCGTTGTAAGAAGAAGCCCGCTACATATAACCAATATGATGAAATGGCTAATAATATGGCTAGAACAATGGACTACGAACCTGAAAATCTTTGTGATGATTGTAAAGATGAATTATTAGATAATGCGGCAGATGCAAGAGCATTTTCTCACTTTGAATCTGCTGTTGATTAAGGATTGGTTATTATGTGGAAAGGTATTATTAAAAAATATGCAGGTAAGTGCAAAATTAGGGGCTGTAAAAATCAAGCAAATCCTGATGTCAGTTATATTGATGGGCCGGGCGAAATTATCATTGATGTGATGAGAGCAAAAGGATTACCGCATAGACCCTATCATTTTTGTGAAGACCATCAAGATGATTTCTTAGCAAGCCGAAATGAAAGTTTAATGGCGGGACGCTTTGAACCTTATGATATGAAAATTGTAAGCCAGATTGCAGGGGAATATAGGGAATTGGAAGATATAGAACCATTAGAAGAAGGCGAACAAAATGGCGATTGAAATTGACCTTTCTAAGTTTAATGAATTACTCCAAATTCAAAAGGAAAGACAATTAGCCATGAAAGAACTATCGGAATCATTAGGAACAGATATTACCTTTAGTGATGATGAAGTCATTAAGTTTGCGATGGAAGCATACGAAAAAGAAATCAATAAACAAATAAATGCGGAGGTGGAGAAATGGATGAAGTCTCTCTTCTCATAGATTTGATAAATAGCAATTGGTCTTCTAACGCTACTGCTTTAGTTAGCGCAGGAACTATTTCTGCTTCTCATGCGGTTACTCCTGATGTTATTGATATTAGAACTACTACTGCAAACAAAGGAAAAAGAGTAGATTTGAGTCGCACTCCCGCAACAATTGTTGTTTTTGAAGACTCACAAAATATTGAATATCCAACGATTCATTATGATATTAGAAACGAAACTTACTCATTTACACTTCATATTCGTGTTTTACACGATGAACGAGGCGGCGAAGATTCGGCCTACGGCAAGGACAGGCTAAGGGCTATATACTTGATTCTGCGTAGGGTTCTTGAGGGTAAGCGCAAGGGCTATACTGCAAGTGATGGCTCAAGATTCAATCAGTTGTTTGTTGGTTCAAGAAGCGAATCAAATGATAGAGCCAAGCGTTTATTCGGATATAAAGTCAATTTAGAAGCAAAAAGATTCGCATTATCTATTCCCTAGTAAGTTAGTTGGAAAAGGGGGAGAAGTATATGACAAATACAGACATATTTTTAGGAAGCGGCGCAAGTATTACATTTATTCCAGAAAACGACATTTATGTTGGTGGAAAGCACACAGACAATGTGGCTTTTAATGATGGAAAAGGAACAGTTGATACAATTAGAGTAGATAGTGATTTTACTTCTTCTTTCTTGTTGCTTACTAATTTATACAAAGGTTGTTTGTTAGAGCGTTATAACTCTACTAACCAACTGCAATCTACACATAGAATTACATCTAATACTTTAGATGATATTGTCTTTTCTCCTAGCCTTACTGATATTCCAACGGGTTCATACTTTGTGATTAAATCCTATGGCGCACCTGTTCCTGCTGTTAAGGACGGAACAGGAGGAAGTGCAACAAAGAGACTATTATCCGATGAATGGATTGGTATTCTTGAAAGTGCTACTTTCCCAACCACTGAGGTTGAAATGAAACAAATGAATCTTTCTCTCGGTGGTTCAAGGAACTATACCTATCAATATAAAGGAATTACCTCCTTTAGCGGAGGTAATCTTGGATTAGTTTCCAATCACGGTGCTTTCTTATATTATTTCTTGGGTAAATGCACCAATGTAAATGCTACTGTTGCTCAACCTGCTGGAACACCTACTATTTATGCTACTGGTAATTCAGGAGATAATAACAAAGTGTTTATTGAAGCAACAGGAGTAACTGCTGGAAGTGGAAAAGATATTGCAAATGTTAGCGAAACTGGCCCTCTTTTCTTTAGAACAGTCGGTAGTAAATTCTGTCCTCCGCTTGCTCCACATTTGCACACTTTAGCAGATATGGATATTTTAACACGACCAAGTGGAACAACTTCTATTTCTGATGCTATCACCTATACTTTTGGTGAGCAAGATGGCGACCTTCTGCCTTCCTTCTCTCTTGAGCAGAATCTTTCCAAATTAACTGGAACCAATCAATATAGAACAAATACTGCTTCGGGAGCAGAAGATTTGAACTTTGTTAAAATCGCAAGAGGTTGCCGAGTCAATACTTTAACAATGACCGCTAACGAAAATGAAGAAGTAAAAATGACTCTTGACCTAAATACTAGAAATGTTCACGATTTAGAACAGGGTGAAAGATATGATGCAAGAAGAGGCGTTGATGCTGAGACTTCTTTCTTCAATTATGAAAGTTCCACAAATACTGACCAAATGAGAGAACCCTTCTTTTTCTCGGATGGAACATTCAAGGTTCTCGGTGAATCTTTCCTTAAGATTAACTCTTTAACTTTGACAATGAACAATAATCTTCAAGACCGAAGATTCTTAGGCGTTGGTAGTAAGGATGTTCAAGAAGCAATTCCAGCCCAAAGAACCTATGAGATTTCATTTACAGGCCATGTGACTGATGATGCTCTTTATACTGCTCTTTTGAATGACTCTGAAGAAACGACTCAAACAATTGAATTAATCTTTACAAAGGCAAACGGGGAAAACATCACCTTGAAGTTTGATGATTACTTCGTTAGTGCAAACAATTTCCCAATTGCTGATGATAAAGGCCCAATTGTTGTTGAAGCAACAGTTATGCCAAGAACATTAAACACTTGCACAGTTAAGACTCATTGGGTTTTGCAGGGGTGATTACATGGTTTCAAGATACGAAAAGAATTTGAAGATTGTTGAGGCTAGTAAAACTAAAAAGCAAAAGAAAGCAGAAAAGAAAAAAGAGGAAACTCCTAAAAAGTCTAAGTTAGTAGAATAATATTCCACCAACACCGTTTGTTTGTTTGTTGGTATAAAAGGTGGATAAAATGTTGAACAGAAAAATTGTATCAGATAAGAGTGTGCTTTTTGCACTAAGCGAGCCTACGCTACACCATATTCGTGTAGCACCCGATAAAGACGAATACCTCAAAGTGTGGGTTAAAGAACCCACATGGCTTGAGGTAGATAAAGCCATGAACAGTATGATGAAGATTGATGCGAAGCGTCAAGACATGGATATTGATTTGAACGCTATGTTTAAATTCATGGTTGAAAATTTTATTGTCAAAACAGAACCTTCACTATCAGCAATTGATATGCTGAGACTTACCCCTTATGTGGGTAATCAACTTAAAGAAATCCTCCCAAACCCATTTACGGCGTTAGAGGAGGATGAAGAAAAAAACGACGAATAGGGAGGCTTTTGAGGGGAGGTAAAGGCTCTCCACAAGATGTTTCTCTAATTATCGTATATACTTTAGCGAAAGCATTAGCAATAAGTCCGTTAGAAATATACAAAATGCCAACCAGTTTAGTATTAGATTTATTAACTGTCCATAAAAATGTTGAAATACTTAAGGCTGAAGAAATGGAAAAAGCCATGAAAAAGAAGTGATATTATGGCTCTAACTGCTGCTTATTTAAAGCCAATTGAAAAGGCTTTATTGGATATGAATGTGCAGTTAGGAAATTATCAAAAAGCCATTCTTAAAGCGACAAAAGCCACAGATGCTTTCGTTAAGAAAGAAGAAGAAGCAAAAAGGAAGGCAAAAGAACTCAATACTGTTTTAAAAGTATTAGATGCTTCCTATAATAAAGATAAAGACCAATTTGAAATAAGAGGAAAAAAGGTAGATGAGTTTGGTAGAAGATTAAATAAAGTAGGAGATGTTATTACTACATTTAACAAAAGAACTTCTATTCTAGGACTATCTATTAAAGAATTACAAGACCAAGGCAAGTCTTTTGAAATATTTTCAAGAGAAACCCTCAAAGAATATAGAAAGCAAGGAGGAAATATTCTTGAATTTATCGCAGAAGGTATTTCTGGAACTAGAGAAGAAATTACTTTATTAGGCATGGAAGGTGCTAAGTTTAGAAGAATTCTTTATGGTTTCTTTCCACCTGGGGCTTTTAGACTTATTAACAAAGCCGCAACTGTATTTCAGTTCTTTGGTAGTGCAGTAAGAAGAAGCACAGATAGTGGGAAAGAACACCAAGAAACTCTTAAAAAACTAAGAGAAGAGAGAAAGAAACTTGAAGAAGAGGGTAAAGATACCACAGAAATTGAAAATGCAATAAAAGCACACATGGAGGGCGGAGAAGGAAAAATAAGCCCACTTGAATTATTAATGAAAGGATTCAATAAAATTCCTAAAATGAGTAATAATAAATTACAACTTAATCGTGAGGGGTTAATACCTTCAGATTTACCCTTATCTGGAAAGGCTGAAACAAAAGAAAAAACTTTTGACAAACGATTTAAACTTGAAAGAATTATGAATTCTTTAAATCCAGTTATAAAAGATACAAATACCGTTTTACAAAAATTCCAAAAAGTAGGTCTTGGAACAGAGTTTGAAAAATCAAATAGAAAGGCTACAAGAACAAAATTAAAAGATGAACTTAAATCTGTTTTACAATTAAATGAAGAAAAAAATCTAATGGCTCTAAAAAACCTAAATAAAGCAAGCGAGGCTATGCTAAAAAGTAGAAAGGCCACACCGTTTGGTGAAAAAATTGAACTCAAAGACCCCTCAAAAATAGATACATTTAATTTATTAAATAATATGATAAAAGATTTGAAATCAGGAAAAACTCAAGCAGACCCAACTCTTTTACAGCAAGCAAGCGACATTAAAAAATTATTAGATTCATCTTCCTCTATCAATTTTATGATAGGAGAAATTTTACCGCAACTTAAATTAAGATTTGAGCAAGGAAAAAGAATAAGTATTCTAACGAAATTGTTCTTGTTAAAACACGCATTTAAAGTTGCCAAGTTAGCAACTTTTACTTTTGCATTATTGACAAGAAATCCACGAAAACTCGGAAGAAAACTCATGGATGGGGCAAAAAAAGGGTTCAACATATTATTCAAAGCACCATTTACTGCTGTCAAAAGAATATCAAGTTTTATTGTATTAATGTCAGGATATATTTTATATTATGGAATTATATTCTCTGCTCTTATCATAGCCCTAAGAAAGCCCATTCTCAAAGGATTTATGGCATTTAAAGAAGGATTTGCTAAGGTAGCACCTCTCATTCTATTCGCTCTTAATACTGTTTGGGGAGGATTTAAGAAAATATATAATGGGTTCAAAAATGGGGATTTGTTCACTATTATTGAAGGAATATTAGAAGTAGCGTTTGGATTATTACTTGGTCTTTGGTCAGTTGCATTGGCTTTATGGGCAGGTCTTTTATCCTTTATTGGTGAATTTACAGTAAAACTATTTAATCAAGCAAGGGATTATGTTAAATCATTCATGGATGGTTTTGGTGCTAATTATGAAACTCTGAAGAAAGGATTGGTTATTCTTACTTTAGTGGCGGCAGTAATTTTTGGTTGGCCCGCCATAGTTATTGGAATAGGAATAGCCGTTGTAGCGGTTCTTATCAAAAGAGGTGGAGAATTATTTGAGTCCTTTTCGGCTAAGATAACCACATTAGTTGAAGATACAATTGAAAAAATTTCAAGAGCAATAAGAGATTCAATAAAATTACCCAAATTTAAGATAAGCATGCCTATGATGGCTGATGGCGGTATTTCAAAAGGTGGCGCAACAATCGTTGGAGAGAGAGGCCCAGAAATAGTTAATCTACCAAGAGGTGCTAGAGTTTATTCAAATAATGACAGTAGAAAAATGATGGGCCATACTTTCAATATTACCGTTAATGCAAGAGATTCTTCAAAAGCAGAAATGAGAAGAATGGCTGAAGATATTGGCCGCATGATTAATTCAAAGATTAATAGAAGCACTTCTTCAAGCACATTTAGGTGATAACAATGCCAGACTATTACGCATACTTAAAATTAAAGAAGCATTCGGGAAGTAGTGCTGTTGTTGATACTATCCCACTTAGAGTTGTTAGTGCAGATATAAGTGTTGATAAACAGATTCCCGACATTCCTCTTCCTTTTGGTGGTTTAGGAACAGGCGAGTCTTTAAATGTTGCTTTGGATTTAGGAATGTCAAGAAAATCAGTTAGTCTGCAAGGATTTATTGTTGATACTGAAATTCAGCGTAGCCACACTAAATCTGGAGGAAGCCCTGTATCTCTCACATTTACGGCTCAAGAACTCGCTCAATTGATTGCTTCTGGTGTTGATTCAACAGGTCTTGCTAATTATCAGGCAATTGACGAATTAGTTATTTTAATTCCATCAAAAATAGATGAAAACTACTCGGAGGTTGCTGAAAGAAACATTCCTTTAACTTTTAAATCAAGAGGAGCCGCATTAGAGAAAGATAATACGAATGTAGTTCTTCCAAATTCTTTTCCTACTTCTTCAACATCAACTGGTTTAACTGGATATATTAGTAATTTTAGTTTTTCATTAAGTGCAGAAACCGTTGAAGTTAGTTTTAGCATGACCTTTAATGTAGCATCTGTTTTTCCTTGAGGTATCAATATGTCTTATTCCATTTTTACAGGAAAACAACGCTCGCTTGTTTTTCCAGTTATGTGTAATGGTTTTTTGACTTTAGACTATTCCGATAACATCGCCTCAACAGGAACGGGTATTCCTTATGGACTTTGGGATTTAGACAATAATTTTACATTTGAGTGCGTTTTAACTCCTTATGAGATTAATGGGTTTGGGACGCATAGCACAAGCGGAGACTCTTTTCTTTTAACAGAATTATCGGATTATACAGGAAGTATAACTAAAGTCAGTCATAGCGATGGAATTGGTTTTGTTTCCGATACTAAGAAAATTATGCCCGCTTTAGAGAACTCTATTCATACTGCTGGAACACAAAACAATCATCAAAGTGAATTATACTTACCAAGAGCCAGTAGAATTACACATGAAATGAGAATCTTTCATAGCACTAATTTTCAAGTTAGTTTAGTGAATGATACTCTACATAATGAGAACAATCCAGCAAGATATAAAATCAAAGTAGGGATTAAATTAGGAACTGCCTCAATGGAATACTTTACAAGCGATGCTGTGATTTTACCCAATGAAGGTTGTCAATATAATTACTTAGTCGCTGGTTCAACTGTTGAAGGATTTAATACAGATGGAAAACTAGCATACAGAAAAAATTCTGTTGCTGGTAGTGGTTCTTCGGGAACAACCGTCAATTATAGCACAGGAAATACTACGCTTTTTAATAATGCTGAACTATTTATTAGGCAAGATACTGAATTTGTTTCAATAGGAACAATCGCTTCTTTTACAAGTAGTGTTATTACTTTATCTGCTGATTCTCCTGTTGCTATCAACAGTGGAGATGTTTTGTATATTAAACACATTCAAGAACCAAGTTATATCAATAATACTTATCATATTGCTTGTTCATGGGATAATGAGAATAAAGAAGTCTTGATATTTTTCAATGGAAAAGTAGTTAAAACAGGAACTCATACTCAAACAGATTCATTTACAATGGCCGCAGAGGATTTTTATATCGGTGCAAATGGTAGTGGTTCAACAGGGGCTAACTCGGCCACTACGAACAAACAATTCATGGGAGAATTGCATGAGTTAAGTATTATGAATATTAGAAAAACTGAATTTAGCGCAGTTAATAATCTAATGCCTAATCTAAATAATACTGTTTTATATTTACGATTTGAGGAGGTAGATGAATGAGTATTGACATTGATGGTGATAATTTCAATACACCTACAAATCCTTATTTAATAGATTCTTTAGGTAGTGCTACTACTGGACACCGTGTTTATGCTGCTATTGCTACACATGGAGAAGTTTCAGTCTCTATTTCTGGTTGGGTTTCGGGCAGTTCCATCACAGAAAACCAAAATTTAAATGCAACAAAGGGATTCAGAATTAAGTGTTATGATTCTCTTACTACAACTGGTGTTAGGTTCAATCCAAGCACTTCTGACCTTAATGCTAATGATTACTTTGTTCTTTTGTATTCCGATAAACCATTACAACATCATTTAGCAAAAATTACAGAAGTGCTTACCGAAGATGAATACGGAGATGCTTTTGAATTTGAACCGAGATTAGGAAATGAAATTCCAAAAGACACTAAATTTGTCATTTTTACAATGACAAAAAATGCTGATGTTGTTGCTGTTTCAATGGGTATGAAACAAGACGATAATTTGGGTAGTTCTTCTAATAATTTTGAAGGCGAATTAGTTAGAAGATTACCCGTTTCTAGGCCTCTATTTTACTTTTATAACAGTTTATTAGATAAACCAAATCAACTAGACCACAATACAAAATATATGGTTCTTAGAGAAGTAAATGATGCTTCTTCTGCTAATGGTGCTACATTAACTAAGGCTGATGATAGCCTACCTTTTACAACTGTTCAGGACTTTGGTAAAAAAATTATTGATTACAGTAAGTTCAGTTATAGTATTACAATGACTGATAAATTACGAGATTTGGATGATGATGCTACAAATTCTGTATCAAATGAAGGCAATCCCTCCTTTAATTCCACTCTTGCGGTGTATTCTGAAGATTATAGTGGTAAATATATTAATGCTAAAAGGGAAGCAGAAGATACTATTGACTCTACTTTTTTAAATATGAGATATACTGGGCCAAAAAGATATTTACATTATGACTTTTCACCAACTAAATCAAATCTTCTTTACAATGTATATGACCACACTAATACAGAATCAATTGATGGAAAGGGTGGATTTGCAGAAACATCTATCATTGATAATGGTAGAATTATGCCAAGAAAAATTAAAGAATTTGATGCTTATCGTGTAAGGCATCTTATTCATCGTGGAGAATTAAATGATTTCTTTTCATTAAAGGCAACGCTTAATTCTATTTCAGGTTCTAATTTAATCTTTAATACGGAATACGAATTATCAGACTTTTTAAACGATGGAGATGAAATTAAGGTAGATAATAAGATTTTTATCTATAATGGCGTAGGGGTCTTGTCGGGAAATACGCAGACAGTCGGTGTGAAAAATGACGGCGTGAATCCGTATGTGAGAACCGAGGATGAAGGCATTTTCACCGCAAAGGCGACAACGCCAACAACCGACTCCGCCCTCCAAAGACGAGCATATAACGCAAAAGATAAGACACTTATGCTTGACATTTCATTACTTAATAACAGGTTCAGTAAGATGTATGTCGCTTTTACATCATTAAACCATAATGAAAGGTTTGCTACAATTACCGCTTGTGATGCCACAAAGGGTCTGCTCACCTTGTCATTTGATGATGATTCATATACTTACAATGCATTAAGTTTTGCTAAGGGACAATATCAAATTTTTATAGAAAGATTTAACGGTGAAGTTGAAAATATTGAAAACAAAAAAGAAAACGGGCAAACTATTATGGAGATACAAGGTAGAGATAAGTTTAATAAATTACTTTCTCCCGTTGTAAATTTAAATACTTTGTTTAGCGAAGATATTATTTATTCTACAAACAGTCCTTATAATAAATTAGTTCGTATTATTTCTAACAATCTAAGTATTTCTTTAGGAGCAGAAACCTTAGCAACGGGTATTGCTGCTTCTTCCTTTGAAGTGATTCCACAGCAAGGAGATAAAATTTTCACAGCCTTTGGATATATTGGAGAAATCACTTCTACTTCAGGCACAGGTTCTAGTCATTTAACTCTTAATTTTACAAAAGCATTAACAAGAGCCGTTTCGGAAACAATCTATGTTGATACTGAAAAGAATTATGTTCTTTCAAAAGCCCTCGGTGCTTCTCATCTTGCTACTGATAAACCGACCTCACTAACGGGTGCAGCAAATAAAGGTTTAATTTTTACTTCAGGAAACAAAATTACTATTTCAACTGGTTCTGAAGATGAAACGCTTGTTTCAACGAGTGCAAATACGAATGAAGGAGCAGTAGGTTATGCAATTAATAAACCTTCTTCTGTTTCTAAAGACTCTGCCTTTCAATGCCTTTTGAAAGACGAACATGGAAGTGCGGGTTCTTCTACATTTGATACTGTAAATACTCTAATTGATTTTGAAGTAGTCTCAACCGCTACAAAAGAAAATATTACAGAGATTGAATTAGCCCCTTATATGCCCATAACTTTGGGAAGATATGTAGAATATCATTTTAATAAAGATGAATATACCTTTACAGAAGTAGCAACTGTTTCTACTATTACTGGAACTTTTTCAACTATCAATCAAAAGGATTATTTATTTATTACTGATTCTTCATCAGCATATAATCTAAAGAAAGATAATCCTCTTTTTGTAGGCGATTCAAAAACATTTATAGGCAAAGTGAGTCATTTAGTTATTGAGAGTGTTTCGGGAACAACTGTAATTAAAGTGACTTTAGATAGAACCAACTTCATATTCACAGTAGGAGATAAAGTATATACTGCAAATATTCCAACACATAATATTGCTACTGTTAATTCTGCCCACCTTTGGGGAGGAAAAATTATTTCTACTATTCATCCCCTTTCTGACACCACCTATGGAACATTACCACTAGATATTGAAGATACTAATGGTTTTACAAGTTATACTAGAAAATATGGAAGTTCATTATATAAACCAACTTTTAGTGCCTTTGGTAATTTTGATTTAAATACTGAAAGAACATTTTTTACTTTTGGTTCTTTTTATATACCAATTAGAAAATTCTACCCGAATCCGTCGTCTCTTTCTCAATTAATGGGAGCATATCATCTTAGGCCGAATACTGGGTCTAACAATTATGTTTCTTGGGACACCGCCTCAATTACTACATATAGAACACTTTTTCCCGAAAATAGAGGACAAACTAGCACATTTGGCTCAAACTCTACTGATTCTAGAATATATGACGACCATGAAAGAAGTGCTTATTTACCAATTTCAACTACCTTTTCCAATAGAAAATATTTTTCACAAGATGAATCAGCATTAAGATTATTTTTGTATGTTAATTCTGATTTATTGCCATATTCTTCTAAAAGAAAAGACAGTCTATTTGATGGGAACAAAACACTAAATAATTATAATTTATTTTTAACCGATGGAAGAGAAATCGGTGATGTTTCTGTTGGTGCAGGAAAAATTAAAAAATTAAAAGATTCTAATTTTCAAACTCTTAATTTTTCTTCAGATAAAGATGTTTCTTCTCTTAAAAGGTTTGGTATGATGAGACTTACTGAGGTCTGTTATGATATGTTCTTTAACTTAGTTAATCCTGAAAAACCAATTAAACAATTTGCAGACAGACAACTTAATGCGCCTAATCAAAATTTTACAGCAAATCTTCTATCTGCAAACATTAGCGGTATTTCGGGAACAACAATCACATTTGCTGGTGCAATTACTCCTGATTTGAGCAACGGAGATAGAATACATGACGAAAATGGTCAGTTTATTGGTTTAGTAGATTCTAAAACTTCTACAACTGAATATGAATTACAATCGGCTGGATTTTTAACTAACGCTGGTTCTCATGCTACTAGAGCATATCATGTTACTTTAGGTAATTTAGATTTAAATGGAAGAAATAAAGTAGATTCTTTTGATTTAATTGATGATAATGATATTCATCCTCTAAAAGCGGCTATTACACCAAACGGAACTGCCTATAAATCTGGTCTTCCCACAGATTCAGAAATTGTTCTTCCTGCTATATTGAAAAATAGTGCTGTTTTAACGCTTGCTAATGGCGGAATGCAACAAATGATTGCTGATTTTGTTAATTCATCAAAAGAAGGAACATATAAAAATATGAGGGGAGTAGTTTTAGATAGATTTAGCATTGAAGATGGAGGCAAATATCCAGTTCATGTAGGCGCAACCACATATCCTTTTAATGGGATAGATAGATTCACAAATATGGTTACGATAGGTTCAGACAATTATGACGGTATGGTTTTGAAAGTAAATTCGGAAAGACATTTCAAACAATACGATGACCTTACTGCTTTTAATACTACACCGACAAAAGTATCAAATTATGAAAGCACAGCAGTTGATGGTGCATATATGGTATTCAAACCAATTCTTAGATTAGATGCTTCGGATAACTTGGATTCAAATACTACTATTACATCTTCTAATGGAAATGTGCATCATGCTATAATTGACACTACGGAAAGTGATGATGAAAACTCATTCCTAAGATTTGTAGATTTAACTGGTTGTTATTTAGTTCCAGAAGCAGGAGTAAGAGATGGGATTACCTTTTCTAAATCCTTAACTTATAGAACTATGAATGACATGCAACCATCTGAACTAATTTATGTTATTTCGCATGAAACGGACGACAATTCCACTTTTATCAACAAACATCATTTAATTACAGATGTGCAATTAACAAATAGCACAAATTATAGGATTCTTCAACCTAATGAAACTTTTTCATATGATTTTTTCCCAGAGACGATTAGACTAAATACATTGAGCCATAAATTTACTAAGATGTCAAATGCTGACGAAGTATATGATATTAACGAAAGTTATGTTTTAAAAGAGACTCAAGACTTAGAGACTACTTCCGATACAAATGATGAAGGTATTTTATCCATGTTCGTTGCTATTGACTTAGATAAACAAAGCACCGATACTGGGGTTGTAATTAAAGATAACGATAAGTTTTTTGAAAGTATTCTTCAAGAGGGCTCTTATAATTTATATTTTAGCGATGGTAAAAATGGTCAAAAATTAGGTGTAGAAGTGAATGGAGATGATGAGTTAATTCTTTCAGAACAGATGGATTTGAAGGGGGTAGTTTCTGTTTCGGAAACTTTTGTTGTTTCTTCAAGAGAAACACTAAAAATAGACGCAACAAGAGCCTGTATTGGTTCAACAGTAAGCGTGGGTCTTGAAGGAGAAGATTTAATCAATGAATTACTTGAGCAGGAAGAAATTGAATTTACAACATCTTCAACTGATACTCCAATGTATTTAGCACCCAATTATCAAGGAGTAGATTTATATTCAGCAATCCGATATATTCTTGATAGAAAAGGAATGAAACTGGTTGAAGAGAATGATGTATTCAAAATTTTCCCAGAGGATGAGGATTCATTAAGAACAAATATTGTAATTGATGATAGCGGTGATTTCTTCATTAGCGACTTTCAAAAAGTTTCAACTCTTTTTGACTTCTTTAATGAAATTATTGTTTATGGAGATACACACAAAGCGATTCGTAAAGACTTACGCTCAATCAAAAAGAGAGGAAGAAAAACACTAGAAGTAGTAGAAAATACTCTACTTACGCAAGAAGAAGTAGATAAGAGAGCCACCAAACTTTTAAGAATACATTCTCGTCTTAATCAAAAATTATCTTTTACTATGCAAAGTAAAGGAATAAGTCAATTAAGGGTAGGTGATATTGTAAATGTATTTATTCCAAGAGAGAATATTGAGATGAGTGAATATATTGTATTAGAAATGGAACATCAACTTACAGGTTTCATTAGATTACAACTTGGCCGTTATAGTAAAGACCTTTCCGATGTTTTCTCGGAACTACTAATTTCAAGCAAAGAAACAAAAGCAGCCCTAAGAAGCAGCGAATTGCAGACAAACGAAATCTCATTTAATTTCTTGGACACCCTCAACACCAAAGAACTTAAATTACTGGTGCGTAAGAGAGATGCAACAGGGGCGAGTAGGACTCTTGGCTTCGTCATAGAATTTGGTTTTTCAACAAATAGTGAATTTGGTTTTACAGGTGGAGCAATCACCATTACTGACTTAGTGGAGAAGGATTTAGCATGATTACAGATGAATTAAAAACATTAATTGCCACACATATCAAAGATAACCTCTTTGATACCGCAGAAGTGGGGCTTGGTGGAAACTCCACAAGCCCGACAGCCACCGATTTAGATGTTCCTTTATCCGCCGCTACCACATTAACGATTACAAACTCCACATTAAATGTTATTGAGGTAAAGGTATCAGTAGCGGGTAGTGCTATTCAAGGCCAAGTTATTCGTGAAGTCGGTTTATTTAATGCTGGCAGATTAGTATATAGAGCCAATTTTGAAGGAGTTGGCCCATTTTCCACAACAGAAACATTAGAACTGTTTATTTTGTTGGAGGTTGAGTAATATGGTAAGTAATCCAAACTTTTATGCACAAAGCACGACAGGAACGCCTAATCAAATTGAAGATGGTGTAGACTTTCCCCATACAGGAATTATTAAAGCCCTTTCTTTAGGACTAGGACAAAATTATGTTATTAGTGGATTTGACCTAACTGCTGGAGCAAACCAATATACGCAAGTAAATGTTAGCGGAGGAGTGATTTGCAGAGATGGTAAGATTATTTCTTCAGGTGGTCATTTGGTTAGTGGAGTCACAAACTTAACAATGGGTTATACTACTGCTAATGGCTATCATCTTTTGGTAGTAGATAGTAGTAATAATATTGTTTTTCGCTCTCCAAGCGCAGTAGACAAAGTGCCCGAATATTCTACAAAAGATATTATTATTGCAGTAGTGACATATAAAGGTGCTTCAACTAACCCTGACTTTCAATATTTAACCTTTAAGAAAGCAGAAAATTCTGTAAGTATTGCACAAAATACTGGCGGCTCAACATATACCGAAGAAGGTAAAATTACTGCTCCTTCTGGTTCTGCTGGTCAGGGAATTGATATTGTAACTTCTACTACAAATAGTGATATTAGAATCACACCTAATGGTTCAGGTAAAATTGTTCTTGATGGTTTAAACTGGCCTATTGCTGATGGCTCTGCTAATCAAGTTCTAAAAACAGACGGTGGAGGACAATTGTCTTTTGTTGCTCAAACTGCTGCTTATACTGATAGTGATGCTGTTAATGCTGTTCAAGCGGCAAATTTGTCTTTAGCAGGAGATGTCTCTATTGCCGCAGGTAAGGATTTAATTGTTGATACTAATTCCTTAGTAGTAGATGCTGCAAATGATAGAGTAGGTATTGGAATTGCTGCTCCACAACATAGATTAGACATTGTAGAATTAACCGACCAGTTTCCATTTAGACTAAGAGGAAACGAAGGCAATATTAGAATCAATAAATATGGTCATGTTCAAATTCAAAATGAAAATTCTGCCGATTCTTCTACTATTGATAACCCTATCTGGCAAATTGGACAAAGAGATAGTGGTCAATTTGATATTGCTTTTGGAAATATTTCTACGCAACTGGTCGCTGCGAGCGATGCAATTCTTTCTTTATCAAGAGCAAGCAATAGTGCAACAGGAAATAAACAAATGGGTTTCTTTGGAGCAACTGCTGTGGATAGGGTGAATGTCGGAAATATTTCTTCTGCGGCAGTAATTAATCCTGATGTTCCAAATAGTCCAACAGCCGCAGAAATCACAAGCACCCAAGCAGCGATAACTGCTCTTGAAAATAAATTAGATGCATTAATTGACGCTTTACAGTTGTATGGCTTAATCTCCTGATTTAACCGAACAAAATAAGAAATAAGGGAAATTAAAATTTACCCTTTTCAAAAAACCAAAAAAAAGCGAGGGAGGCCGAAGCCCCCCTCATGTTTTTTCTGACCATATTCCTAAACAAGCCCTGCATTCCCACAATTTAACTTGTTCGGTTGAACCCACATAAAAACCGTATAGCCGTTTGGCTACGGTCTTTTCCGAACAATACGGGCAAGCCTGTTTTAGACCCATCTAATCACTTTTTAGCATCTTCACTCATAAGACGCTTCATATATTCTTCAACGCTTTCATCGGTGATTGAAGTTCCACCAAAAGCGGCAAAGAAGAGAAGCATCAGAATGATGACGAAAATGATTAATCCGAACCAATCCCAACCAGTCATTACCAATTCACCTCCAAATCTTTGTGTTCTCCATTTTCAATAGAGAATCCTTTAACAAATCCATTGTCCTGACCATATTTCCAAAGGTCATATACTAACTGGGTATCTTTCATACAATACTCAACAACTTCATCAAATTTACCCATTTTCCATAGTCGGGGAGCATCTGCACTTTCCATTAATTTAAAGTCATTCATTGTGCATTTTACCAAATTTTTAAGTTGGTATCTTTCACCGTGTCCTTTTAGTAGTGC